TAGGTAATATATCATAGCTGACAATCCAACTTCTAGGCTGACACCGAGTAGGGATGCTAATATTGTCCCACCGACACCGAGTCCAACGGCAGGGCCGGCGTTTAAGACAGCTATGAAAACCAGAAAACTGCTAGAAACAACACTAAGCTTGAACCAACTGATATTTTCATATTCTGTTTGAAGAGAATTAATAGGAAGGTCTAAGAAACTTAAAATTTCTTGATATGACCTAGCTTTAACAACAGCACTTGCTAAAGCAATACCATCTTTAATTGTGTGTACTTCACTCTTAACAGCTTGTTTGATTTTAGGGTCTATATTCTTTGATATCTCAAGAACCTTTTCAGCAGTGATGTGGTTAGTTTGAACAAACTTAGCAACATCTTTTAAACCTACACTTGAAAGTTTAGATTGTGATTCAGCAGATGTTTCTATTAAAGCTTCTTTAATAATATTAACTTTAACTTGAGCTTGTTCTTCCTTTGGTAATTCAGCTATGTCTTCAACAGACATAGCACCAACAGATGCTTTACGACTATGAGCAGCCATTACACCGTAACAGGCTTTTCTCAACTGAGCACCGTTTGGTGCATAATATGATGCTTTAATCATACGATTTAAAGTTTGAGTATTCATAAGAGTCTCCTTATTTTCAAATATACATAATTAAAGGAGACTATAAACTTATTATTGATTAGCTAATGCTTTTTCAATCGCTTTCACTACACCATCTGTTTCAATCGCTTTAATCTTATCCATCATATCAGGATTGTCTTTATACTTTTCAATCGCTAACTTAACACGATGTTGCCAATGCTTTGATTTATCCCAATCAATACCATCTACAGATACTACTTTACTTGTATCTGTACCTGTAATAATTGCACCTGTTGGTGATGTTTGTTCTAATGCTTGTACTGCTTGTAAGTCTTGTTCAAATTGACTTAATTCAAGTACAATTTCTTCATTATCAATTTCTTCTAAATCATTATTGATAATCTGAGAGAGTTCTTCAATAGATACTTCTAAATCTGAATCAGAATCAGATAACTCAATATCTTCAAAATTATCTTCTTCTACAGATACTGGTGCTTGACCTACTTTACTTACAATTTCAGCTTCTTGTTGATCTACCACAACAATAGGCTTCTTAATAACAGCATCACGAGATAAATTCTCTAACTTTGCCATTTCTTTAGTAATTTGGCTACCATCAGAAATAACTAATTTTTGCTTAGATGCTGTCTTTAAAGGAATCTTAACTGCCTCTGCACCTTGTTGTGCTGATACATTATCCATTGCACTTGTTGCACCTGATACTGTTGCTCCACTCTTACTATCTACCTTGTGTACTGGTCGAATATCATCATCTTGACTTTCTACCTTTAAAGGGAACTTCTTTGCAGGTTGTTCAGTAGCTTCTTTCTTTACATTATTGACAGACTTTTCTTCGTCATAAATGTTTTGAACTTTCATTTCTTTTTTAGGTTTTCCTGCAGTTGGTACTTTAGGTGCTTCTTCTTGTACTACTGGTGCAGCTACTTCTTGTACTACAACAGGTGTCTCGTCTACAATCTTTAACCAACCTCTTTTTACACCTGATTTTAATTCAGGCATTACTACTTGTTCATTCCCAATCTTTAAGGTAACACCATCAAATTCAACTATATCTCCTTGATATAGATTTCTTTCTAACTTACCTAAATGAATGGTTGTTGATGCTTGAACTTTAATAAAAGTCCCTTTGAAAAAATTAATCTCAGACATTGGATATTCTCCTTTTAGATTCATTATGTATTATATATACATACTCATATAAGCATTATACTACTTTACTATCTTTTTTAATTATAAAAAAAGGGATGTATGATTTATTTTCATACATCCCTTTAAACACTAAGCTACCTACCAGAAGAAAGGACAAGAAAGTAGATAGCTTATGATTTAAATTATAAGGGGAGACATTTCTATCTCCCCTTATAACAAACAAAACAAATAAGTAAAGCAACGCAGTACCCATCTAATACTTAATATACCTTATTATATTCTACTATGCAAGATTTATTAAGAAGATATATCATTATATATCCCCTTAACAATAAGCTCCAACAACCAAAAGCCTATTAAGGTATACATTACATCATATATACTATCTTTGCAAATTCTTTTAACTATTCACAGTCTTTAAATCATACTTTCTTAACCACCTACCTATTGTACTCTCTCCTACATCTAATTCCTTTGCCATCTTCTCTTGTGTATACCCTTTATTTACCATATCTTCTAATAAAGGCTTATTCATCATACTTGCAATCTTATTATTCCTACCATCCCTAAATGCAAAGGTCATCTTATAAGACATACATTCTGGCACATAAGGTTCTATAATCTCAATAAACTTCTCTCCTTCTTCTCTTTCAAAATGAAATTGACCTGTTTCTCCATTCATTTTTTTCCATTTAGGTGTCAATCCAAACTTTTCAAAGATAAGATAAGCGTTACCTCGACTACCATCTTTAGCACCAAAAGTAATAAGAGGGTAATGACCTGCACTACCATCATCTAAATACCAAATAGTTAAAGCATAAGGGTCTACCATATCAACTACTTCATTCTTAACAACTTTCCATCCCTTTTCTCTTTCAGTATAGAATAAATCTCTATATTGGTTTAAATCACTATGTGCTTTAGTTCTAAAGATATGACTAGCAAATTCTCTACTATAAGCAATAGTTAAATCTCCTGCACTCCATTCACCCCACTTATCAGCTTTCCATTTTAAATAGTCTAGCTGTTCAGGTGAATGTCTTTCTTCATAGTGAGATGCTTGTCCTCTAAAGGCAATTCTTCCATCACCTAACATAGAACCTATTAATAAGGATTTCAATTCACCTTCAATAGCGGGTGGGGTAAATCTTTCATATCTTTGTAGTGTAGGTATATTATAATCTTCTCTCCATCTACTTACTCTTTTTTTAGTTGCATCGTAGCCTTCTTTACATAGAACTTCTGCTACTTGTTCATCTGTCAATAAAGACTTTGTATATAAATCTGATAACCTATCAGATGTAATTGGACATGGTATCTTTTTCATTTATTTGTCCTCCTTGTTTCGTATTATATTAAAAATAGGAGAACGGTTCAAATTAAAATAAAAAACCCCATGAGCTTTTTAAGGCTCATGGGGTTTTGTACCCACGATAAAATCGAGTGTTTAACTATTAACGAGTAACGGTCAAACGAGCCAAACCACGAGGATTGTATGCACCAATACCGAGATTTTCAAACACTGAGAAACCGATTGTACGAGCTTTAGGATCATCAGCAGAGAGAACGGTCAATTCAGTACGAACTGGGATACGACCGAACATTTCTGGTTCACAGCATACATAAACAGTACCGACAGGAACTAAACGAGAGGTGATAAGTTGAGCACCCCAAAGTGTAGCCTGAAGACCTGTCTTCAATAATGCAGCTTGTGATTCGATATCCAAGATGTCACGACCGAATTTTCTGATGTCAGCATAATCACGAGCATTCATGAATACACGAGCAACACGAAGATCATGTCTTTCGATCAAAGAATAAGCATCAGCAAGTACAGCACCATTTAAAGGAGCTACTACAGGAATATCTGCATTTTGATTGGTAAGAGAATCAAAACCTTGAGTAGCAACAGAATCAAGAATAGCGAATACTCTTTCATCTTCAGCAGCTTGGATTTGAGCTCTAGCTAAATCTTGGGCTCTTTCGATCAAGTCAAAGCGTCTTTCCTTAATTTGTGTTAAAGGAATTTCAGGATTTGAAGCGATTTCAAAGAGAGGGAAAATCACTCTTCTTGGCTTGGTGATAGCGAGAATGTTTTCGCCTTCTTCACCAACTACGAATGCTGTGACATCTGGATCTTTGTCATAGATTGGCAAAGCACCGTCAGGAAGTTGTTCTACCAAGAAAGTCTTACGACCAACGGAGGTATAATCTCTTCTCAAACGGAGTGGTTGAGTCATAGAAGCGGCTAACTTAGCACGACCTTGTGGGGTCTTGATGTAGTCGGAAATAATTTTTTGCTTTACTGCATTATCAACATTATTTGTAGTCATTTTAACAATCTCCTATTAAATTCTTTGATCGTAAACGAGTTCGTCAGAAGCTGAGTCTGGAGCGATTGTTAAAATACCGATAGTCCAATAAGCATTAGCAGCTTTAGCTGGTCCTGAAACATGAACATCATCATGAAGGTCAGTAGATGCTGTATCGAGATAGCCGGTTAAGTAACCATTAACAGAAGCTGCTAATTCATTACCGATAACATAGGAAATAGTAGCACCAGCAGCTAAAGCACCACCAGCGGTGAGAACTTTAGTTTCATAGAGCTTATTGCCATAAGTACCTTGAGCAGAAACATAAGGACCACGATTTGAAGCGATACCAGGTTGATTGGTGAATGCTTGACCGTTAGCGGTATTGATGAAAATACCTAAAGGTCTTTGGTTTCCTTGTGCCCCATCAGCAACATCAGTAGGTCCACCGATAACACCGTTAGCAGTTGCTGTATCAGCATCAGGTCTAGTAAAAGCAACAGAGCCACTCAACACACCAAAAATTTGTGATGAGAAGCCAGAAGCTGTTGTAACAACAGCTGTTACAACTGGGGGGTTGGTTTGTGTGAAAGCATCAGCTGTGAGCTGAGTTACAGTATTACGAATACCAACATGAAGGATTCGCAAAGCACTGTTGCTTTCAGTAAAACCACCACTAGCTTGTCCAAGTAGAGCCATAGTTATTCTCCTATGTAGGTCTACTCCCTGTTTTCAAGGGAAGTGGAAGGGTTAAAAAGAAAGTTTTAGAGTTATACTCATATATATGACTCTTTTATATAGATAGATTATTATAAATAACCGACTATATTTTTATTTTTGTTTGAAAAATTATAAACTCTTCAAACTCTAAAGTTAATTATTTAAACTCTTTTAACTTTATAAAGAGTGGAGCAACTATTAGTTAAAATACTTGCTTACATCAGGTGCAGATTCCCATAACTTTGAAAGTTCATTAGAATCAGACTTTGATGCTGTACGAGAGATGTTCCCAAGAGTCTTTACTGATGCTTTACGAGAATTTAAAGAAGGTCTTGGAGAGAAAGAAGCTTTCTTAGAAGGTTTTTTGACTTCTTCATCATCTTCATCTTCATCTTCTTTTTCTTCTTCTTCTTCTTCTTCTTCTTCTTCCTCTACATCTTCTTCTTCTTCTTCTTCAGCAAATCTCCAAGAAGCTTTCTTAGATTTTTCTTCTTTTACTTCTTCATCTGCTTCTTCATCTGCATCTTCTTCTACATCTTCTTCTTCTTCTTCTTCTTCTTCTTCAGCTAATCTCCAAGAAAATGCTTTCTTAGGTGTAGGTTTCTTTTCACCTTTTGAAGATTTTCTGGATGAAGTTTTGTCTTCATCTGCATCATCTTCATCATCTTCAGCTAATTTGGATTTCTTTTCAGATGTCTTGCCTTTAGCAGATGTCTTGCCTTTAGCAGAAGCTTTCTTTTTATTATCGTTTGGTTCTTCATCTGCTTCTGCATCAGCATCTTCATCATCTTCAGCAAATTTAGCAAACAAAGATGCTAATTTTTTGTCCATAGCAGATTTTTCTTTATCATCAGCATTTAATCCCATAGGGTCATCAGATTCTTTTTCATCTTCAGCATCTTTTTCTTTTTGAGAAACTTTGCCTTTAGCAGAAGATTTTTCAGCAGGTTTACTTGCTCTTCTTCTGGATGCTAGTTTCTTTTTTTCATCTGCTAACATAGATGAAAGCATAGATGCTACTTCAGAATCATCTTCATCATCCGCCATTAGATTTTCAGAATAACCAAAAGAACTGTCATTTTGAGAAATTGATGGGTCATAAGAACCTTCAATTTCAGCAAGAATTTCAGCCATTACACTCTTTTCGTCATTTTCTTCTTTATCTTCAGCCATGAAAGAACTCATATGACCATGAGAACTCATGTGACCATGAGAACTCATATGACCATGAGAACTCATATGACCTTCTTCTTCTTCAGCAAGATAATCAGCGAGAACATTAGCAAGTCTCTTTAAGCTGTTTTTAGAAGCATAACGGGCTGTTGGAGAACCTTCACCTGGTTCTTTATAGCGACCGAAAGGTTGTACACTTTCTTCTTCGCCTTCATAACCAGTGCTCTTTTGAACAGCATCTTCAGCTCTTCTCAAACGATGTTTTAATTTGGCATTAGCAGACTTTAAATGACTGATTTGATCTGCAAGAATACCTACAGTATCAAGACTTTCATTGCTAAAATCATCTTCAAATCCCATACCGGCATCAAATTCATCATAACCCATAAAGCTACCATCAAAGTCAGCATTACGATTACCAGGACCAATATCAGAACCATGATAACCTGTAGCAGATTGTAATTCATCACCTGCTTCGAGATCAGCTAAAAGTTCAGCTAATTCTGCATCACTTTCGGTATCCATGCCCATCATTTGATTTGCATATCTACGGTTTCTTAAAGAAGCTTTATGGTTTCTTGAAGAAGCTCTACGATTTCTACGGAAAGATGCTTGTTTAGTAGCAGTAGGTTCTTCATTAGCTTCGAGTTCAGCCATAAGTTCTGACAATTCATCACCATCTTCACCAAATTCGTCAAAACCCATATGTCCTTCTTCTTCACCAAATTCGTCAAAACCCATATGTCCTTCTTCTTCACCAAATTCATCAAAACCCATAGCTTCAGGAGCCATAGATGCATGACTATGACCACCCATAATCATAGAATCATCCATGCCACCAAATTCATCAAAACCCATAGCTTCAGGATCGTTAGCTAAGAAATCGGTAGATGCAAATTTAGAATTAATGGCTTTATTTGGAAGATCCATGAGTCTGAGAGCTAAAGATTCAATTTCTCTAGAACTAGCAGTACGACCAAGACGATGTTGAGCAATAGTAATACACTTATTTGCTTTTCTTTCCATAGCTTTCTTAATATTAGAATCATGAAGTTCTTGACCGATTTCATAATCTTCTACTAATGTTTTTTTAGCAGCTGGGTGATCAGGCATCCAACCAACAGAAGCTGGTGGTGGACCTGAAAGGTAAGGACCCTTACGGATACCTTCACCAAATTCGTCATCAAAACCATATTGGTCAATGCTAGGTAATTCTTTAGTTGCTGGATGACCCATGTTAAGACGACCGAGATTGTCATAACCTGGAAGACCAGAGTCAGCTTTACGATTCATTCTTCTACGAAAAGACATCGTTATTCTCCTGTGTTTATTTGTTTTTAGTTGAAAGTAATTTAGCAAATTTTACTAAAATCATCTTTTCATTTGGTTTTAAAGGTCGATTAGAATATTCATCGGCTACAATTAAAAAGGTATCTAAAGAGCCGTATTGATTAGCTGAACCTAATTTAGTAGCTAACTTATATAAATGGCTAGGTATCTTTATACCGAATTTATCATTTACATAAGAGATATTTTTAACAGCATCTAATTCTGACTTAGCTACTTTAATAGCTACAGTTAAAGCTTGGTTATATTGTTTAACGACTTTAGAAACTTTTTTATGATTAGCTGTTTTAGTATTAGCTTCACGAATGATAGTGTCATTTTCATGAACAGAAGATTTAGTCATGTCTAGTTCACTATCTTTTTTCTTTTTATCAAGTTTAAACTCAAATTCTTCCATGAGTTTATTTTTGATTTTATCTACAAGATAAGTTTGTAATTCTTTCTGTAGATCGTCAAAAGGTGAAGGTGCAGGTGCCGCTGGTGCACCACCTGCTGCATCTCCTCCTGCTGCATCTCCACCACCACCGAAATCCATATCGTCAAAAGGACCTGCTAATTTATTATTAGTCAAAGCATATACTTGGTGAGCTTTTTTACTAATTACTTCTTCTTTAGCAAGTTTATCAGTGAAAGGAGTGGGGACTTCAAGTACATTACGAGCAACAGCACCTTTAAATGCAGGTGTAGCAACCCATGATGCTTCGATAAAGGTAACACCACCATTAGGATTTTCAGTTTCATGCCCACAGAGTTCAGCTACTCTATGTGGTTGACCCTTTTCATCATAAAAGACATTACCTTTTTCATACTTAATATGTTTACACAT